ACTTCCAAGAACAGGAGCAAGAGGAGAAACAGTAGTACAGTAAAACGCGCACTCGCCCCCGATGCGCTCAGTAGCCGCCGACTTCGTCGGACGACTCTGAGCGCATCGGGGCGGCGCGTTTTTTTTATGTCTCCTTACGGAGACACAAGCAATAGTGTGACAAAGCACGCTCTTAATACTACAAAATGGTATCCACGCTGTGCAACATAGTTGCACAGGCGGAGCCTCCACAATTTATACTGTGAACGCAATTAGCATAATGTATTTATTTTTAAAATAGACGCACCCACGCACACACACACGCACGCGAAACGCGTGCGCGCGCGCGCGCGCGGGCGCTCTAATTTTAAGCTAGTTCGGTGCTACGCACTCTATAGTCCAAACTAGGGTCCTACGTTTACCCCCGTTGCGAAGCCCCCCTGATCCTTCAAAGGAACAGGGGGGCTTCGCGATTGCTCGGGGAGAGCATTACAAAAATATGGTTTTTAATATTATAACGCTTTTCTTGAGTCAAGAAAAGCTTAGCAAAAGAAGCCGTTAACATCTGCTACGCAGATAAAGCGCTACGCGCGTTGACAAGGAAAAATAATTAGAAAGTCTCCATAAATACTATAACGAATATAAAAATTAAAGTCTACAATTTGTATAACAAATAATTTACAATTCTAATCAGAAAGGAGGGAAAAATAATGAATAAGTCTACAGCATTAAGATTATCCGAGAAGGATTATGAAAAATTAGAAATGTTGAAAAAAGCCTATTCTATCAGCAATACAAGTGAATTAATTCGTACTTTAATAAATAATGATTATACCACATTAATGAAGTATGAAGGTTTATACAAACTATCGGATAAACAGATAATTAATGTAGGCTTGTATAACAATTCTATCACAAAAAGAATATGGAAGGAGGTTTAAATGGAATGCATTAGTCCATTAATTAAAGGTGAACTGAATGAAGTTTATCTTAATAAAAAAGGTGGGCTAAGTTATAGGGCTATATTCCTTGATAGAGACAAGTACGATAAAGGGGAGTATGAAGATAGTATTGGAATAGGTAATAAATTTAAAGCCGTATATCCAATAGCATGTCAACAATGTATTCCATGCAGACTAAACTATTCCAGGGACAGAGCAAACCAAATGATGTTAGAAACTCAGTGCTGGAAGGAAGAAGAAAGTTGGTTTTGTACATTCACATATGATGAAGAACATGTTCCAAGTAAAAAAACAAAGCTATGCTATAAAAACTGGGACGACTACGCAATACGCGAAACATTAACTCTAAATCATAAAAACGCACAAAAATTTTTTTACAAATTAACTAAGAAATACCCACGTAATAAAAAAGTATATTGTGGAGAATATGGAAGCAAAACCGAAAGACCACACGGACATGCTATCATCTGGGGAGCAGCTCTAGACCAGAGTCAATTCTACGAAAAACAACTAAATGAATGGGGAGACCCAACATGGAGAAGTAAAGAACTAGAAAAGATGTGGGGAAAAGGAATGGTAAGAGTTGGACGTGTAACATGGGAAACATGCGGATATGTAGCTAGATATACTCTGAAAAAAAGCCTAGGACAGTATAAACAAAATTATGAACTATATAACAAAATCAAAGGCAGAGAACCAGAGTATATAACATGGAGCAACGGAGTTGGAAGAGAATATCTTGAAGAACATGCATATGATATATACAGACGTGACAATATACCAATAGCAAACAAGAAAACAGGACAACTCGTAAAACCTCCAAAAAGCTACGATAGAATACTTGAACAAGTAGACCCAGAACTACATGAGTCTATCAAACAAAAAAGATTAAAACAAGCACAATATTACCAAAAATACCAAAAACTAACTGATAGCTTTAGCCCAGAAGAAAGAAGAGCAATATCAGAGGCAAGAATGCAACAGATAATGCAAGATTTTAGAAGCAAAGAAATTTAGGAGGTAAATTATGGCATATCGTAAAAGAACAAACCGAAAGAAAGACAACATCAAGTTTACAACAACAGCACGTAAAGTAAAGAAAATCAACGTAGCTCCAAAGGTTTCAAGAGGAGGAATAATGCTCTAATGAAAATATATAAAATAAGCGTAGATGATAGAGACTACGAACATACAGATGGTTTTGACCTCTACAGTAACAATCCAGAAGAAATAGCAAATATAATTAAAACAACTATAAAAAATGGATTTGATACGATAGAAGTAAAAACAGCAACAAAAAAAGAATTAGCAGAACAAAACTTAATATATAAAACAGAATTCGAGTTAGGAGAATAAAATGAGAAAACCATTATATACAGTCAGAGATACAATGAAAGGTTACCAGTGTCCAACAACACTTATGAACGATGACGTAGCAATAAGAGAATTTGGAAACATGGCAAAAGAACATCCAAACAAAGACTATTTTCAATTATGGAAGGTGGGACAATATGATGACGAGACAGGAGAAATCATTGCTGAAACACCTACACTATTAGTAAAGGGGGCAGATTTTGCATGAGTAAATGGTATAACAAATATAATCGACCAGAGGTGTTAACAGCACCTACTGGAGAAAAAGAAGAACTCAGACATGAACCAGAATATGATGAGTGGAATAAAAGAGTTCTGAAAAAAACAAAAGTAATTCCAATTTATGACATCATCCAAAGTCATGCTGATGAATGCAATTTTGAAAAAATCATCAGAAGAGCAACCGAAGGAGATGTAAACGCATTAAATATCATAGAAGGACAGTATGTAGATATTACAGAAGCACCAACTAACATAATGGAAGCTCAAAACATGATGTTAAATGCTAAAAAAGAATTTGAGAATCTACCAGCTGATATGAGAAAGAATTTTGATTTCGATTATCATAATTATCTAGGTATGATGTTAGACAACCCAGAAAGTTTTGCAGAAATAACAGGATTAAAAGCAAAATGGGAAAATGCAGCAAAATTAAAAGCAGAAACAGCAGAAATGAAAGAAATGCAAAGAAAAGCAATTGAAAATCTTTCAAAGTTAACTGGTTTAGATACACTTAAAACGGGGGTGGTAACAGATGGCGAATAGAAATGATGAATACAGATTTGGTACATTACCAACTAAATCAATGCCAAGAAGTGCATTCAAAATGGAGCATAGTTTAAGTACATCACTCAATACTGGTAGAATAATACCTATTTATTGGAAGGAAGTTTTGCCCGGCGACTCGTTCAAAATGAAAGTATCAGAGTTAGTCCGAATGACAACACCAATTAATCCAGTAATGTCAAATGGATATATCGACACATATTTTTTTAGCGTGCCATGGAGATTGACAGACGAACATTGGGAAGAGTTCATGGGAGAAAATAAAGATGATGCATGGACTCAGAAAAAAGAATTTATAGTACCACAAGTAACAGCTCCTGAAGGAGGATGGATAAAAGGAAGTCTTGCATCATATTTTGGTGTAAGAACTTATACAGATGGTATTTCATGGGATGCTAAATGGCTTCGTGCCTATGCGTTAATATATAATAAGTGGTTTAGAAACGAGAACGTTACAGAACCAGTAGAAATTCCATTAGGACAAGAAACAACATATGGAAGTAACGGAGATGATCCAGTTACAGATATAGTTAAAGGTGGAATGCCAGCTAAAGCAGTAAAATTTGCAAGCTATCTAACACGAGCACTACCAGAACCACAAAAAGGTGATAGTGTATTCTTGCCATTAGGAGACAAAGCACCAGTAGTATTTGGAGAGACAAATATAACAGGTTTAACAACAGATGAAGATATATTAGGCTCAAAAACAAATGCTAGAAGATATGATAACTTTACAGTAATGACATCTACAGATGGTGAACAATCTATTGGAACTACTAACTCATTAGAAGTAGACTTATCAACAGCAACAGCAGGAACAATCAATCAGCTCAGGCAGGCATTCGCGATACAGCGTTTATTAGAATTAGATGCCGTTGGAGGAACTGAATACCGTGAATTGTTAAGAGCACACTTTAAAGTCACATCACCAGATAGTAGACTACAGATTCCGGAATATCTTGGAGGTAAGAGGGTACCAATCAATATATCTGAGGTAAGTGCCACAGCAGAAAGCGCCGGAGGCCCACTCGGAACAGAAGGAGCACACTCTAAGACAATAGACAACGGACAGTATGTAGAAGGAGCGTTCGTTGAGCATGGATGTGTTATAGGTCTTGCCGTAATTAGAACAGAACATGAATATCAGCAGAGAGTAGAAAGAAGCTTTTCAAGACATTCAAGACTTGATTATTACTTCCCAGAATTAGCAAATCTCGGAAATCAAAGCATTCTAAATAAAGAGATATTTGCACAGGGAACAGCAGAAGACGAAGAAGTATTTGGTTATCAAGAAGCATGGGCAGAATATCGCTATGAAGATAATATCGTAACTGGAGAATTAAATTCAGATTATTCATTAGCTTTAGATAACTGGACATGGGCCGATAAATACGATGAATTGCCAACACTAAGTGATGAATGGATAAAAGAAACAGACGTAAATGTTCAAAGAACATTAGCTGTACAGAATCAAGACCAATTTATAGCTAATTTCTATTTTGATAGTACATGGTATAGACCACTACCAATTTATTCTATTCCATCACTAACAGGATGGCATTAATTGAACACAATTAGTCTATCACGCAATTAAATAAGACCCAATGGGGTCTCACTCAGCACAGTTACATCGAGAGGGTACTGTGCTGAGTGTCTATAAGGAGGTAAAGATGGGATTATTTGATGCAAGTTTAAGCAATGGAGGAAGCATCAATAGTGCATCCTCTGGAAGCCAAAGTATTTCAAATGGCTATAGCTTAAATTATCCAATAGCTGCAAATGCAAATGCAGCACAACAAGCAGAAATTGCATATCAAAGACAAAAAGAATTAAATGAACAAATGATGAACTTTAATAGAGAAGAAGCACAAAAAGCTCGCGACTGGGAAACAGAAATGGCTAATACTATATATACAAGAAGCATGAAAAACATGATAGAAGCCGGAATTAATCCAATCCTAGCAGCAAATATTGGACTTTCCGGAGCAAGTGTAGGAAGCGGAGCCGTTGCTAGTATGGGTGGAAGCTCGGCACCAATGGCACAAACATTTCTAGGAGCTGAAAGCGCAAACAGTGCTAATTCATCATCATGGGGCGAAAGCGAAGGTTCAAGTTGGAATCATTCAGAAAGTGGACTAGCAACATTCTTACAATCAATGGCGGGAATATTCAGTACAATATCTAATGGATTAAGTAGTGGATTATCTATTAATATTGATAACAGTTTTGACAAGTTATATGACAAACTATTTCCACCAGAAACACAAACAGAAGAAGATAAAGAAGTAAAAGAATCAATTCACGATGCTAATGAATCAAAGAAAAATAGCAATAAAAAAACATATAAGGGAAACAATCACGATTATTCTGGAGGACTTCCAAGAACAGGAGCAAGAGGAGAAACAGTAGTACAGTAAAACGCGCACTCGCCCCCGATGCGCTCAGTAGCCGCCGACTTCGTCGGACGACTCTGAGCGCATCGGGGCGGCGCGTTTTTTTTATGTCTCCTTACGGA